TCTAGTTCTGACCAGCCAGAACTGCTGCCGCCAGAAGATTTGGGTCGTCCATCTTCATTCCGCCACATACTTCAAGAATACGATTGATTGTTGGCACGTCCAACGCATCTTCAAATGCATCCTTGTCTGCGACAAGCTCTGGCAATTGCTTTTCTAGTGCGACACCACATGCTTCAATAAGAATGTTTAGAGTATCGTCTTCGCCTGTAACTTCTGCTGTCTTCTGAATGACAGTCATGAACTTTCTAAGTTCCTTAATTGTGAGCGGCTTGAGCTTCACCTTTGCGCCATTTTGTAGTTCAATTTCTTGTACATCGTACACTGTTGTTGCCAATTTATCCTCCTAGGATCGTCCTTATCATTATAGCAAAAATACCTGCATAAGCAAATAACAAACCCCCATTTCTGGGGGTCTGCTCTCAATATTAAATTGTTATTTAATTGTAATTACGCTTCAATCAAACGGTCAATAATCTTGCCGTATTCTGCACCTGCGTATGCTGCATCAGGAAGAAGACGGAAGGTTACTGGAAATACTGTTGGGTTGTTACGTGCTAGTGTGAATTGTGATTGCTGTACAGAAAGTACACGACGTGCATAATATACACGCTCACGCTTCTTATTAGCTGCTGAACGTGGTGCAAGACCGACAGCGATTAGCTGACGTTCTGTAGGCTCCTGTCCAAGAGCTCCTGCTTCCAATCCGAGTGCGTCGTTTGAAAGAGTTGATGCTCCCTGACCAAATACCTTGAGAACGTTCTCAAGTGTTGCTTCAGTGAATTCAGTTGCAAGCATAACTTCCATAGACTCCTTGAACAACTTTGCTGTGTCAAGAAGCTGATCTACTGTTACTGAACCGTATGTTGGGTTGTAAGTAATCTGAAGACCGTTATTTGTGTAACCAACGTTTGCATAAGATGTACCTAGTGCACCCTTAAGTTCACGGGTGTCTGCGTCGTAAATTGATGTGTTAGCTGTTACGTTTGATCCTTCTGGAAGAACAGTTGCGTAAGATGATTCTGTTGAATCCTTCTTTGATAGGAACAGTGGTGCTGCTCCAACGATAATATTCTTAGCTTCAAATGCCATTTATTTCCACCTCCTGGAAAGTTAAAAATTTTTGTAAAAACAGTGCTGGCTAGGCGGGTTTCCTCTTAGTACAATAATAGGCCAAAATGGTTCATAAAGCAAGGCTAATTGAACCTGCCACTGACAGATACATCTCTAGAATACTTGATTTCTACTATTACATCTGTAGAAAGGAATCCTAGGACCTCATCTGATGGGGCAGTAGGTGAAATATCTCCAATATAGACAGTATGGAATCTAAACTTTGAAGAATTTCCAATAAAATTGTTGATATCTCTGGCAGATTCATCTGATCTTCTGAATAAATCTATAATAAAGTTTCTCATCTCATTGATTTCTGAGATATCTGTGGCATATAGAGTAAACATAACCTGCTCACTGCATATAAGCCATGTGTCATCATAGGTAATGCCAGTCTTGTCATAAACTATATGCTTCTTCCCGCTCAAAAATTGATTGAGTTCTGGCAATTGCTGAACTGTGATAAGTGGGACAATAGTGTCATTTACATTGTCTGAGTAGTAGTCTGTTTCATCAAATATGTCTGCTGCCTTAAACTCATTCCACAAAAACTTTCTAAGCTCATTTACTGCATCTAATTTATAGTTTGCCATTACATGTTCCTCCCGTTAGTCTGTACGGCTGCCTGAGCCAGGTTTCTTACAGATGCTGGAGAATAGCTATAAGCTTTTGCCTTTACAAGTGGTGGCAACATCATGGATTTTCTAGTCACAAGATGAAATGCCTGCTCTACGCCAGAATTTTTAATTGAATTTTGAATTAGATTTCCTTGTACAAAAAACTTGTATGTGTTGCCAAACCCCATCTTGGCATATTTGCCTCCTGGATTTTGAACTTTTACGGATCTACCCTGTTGTAAAACAATATTCTTCCCATCTACAACAAAAGCCAGTCTGCCACTTGGTGTTCTTGGGGTAATTAAAACTGGATTTCCAGCTTCCATAACAAAGGCTTTATTTTTAAATACATAATTTTTACCTTTAGTTGTTTGCTTTGGCACTGAAGATTTAGACATTTTAAATTTATATGACATAGAAAAGTTAAATCCGCCTTTAGTTTCTTTTGTTAACTGAAACAGTCTTCCAGACTTTTCTCCAACCTTTCCCCACTCATAAACATGGTGTAAATACTTTGGCTTTGATCTTGCTTGCATATCAATATAATTTCCAAGATCCTTATTAATCTGATTATAAATTTTATTAACAAATCCTTCTTGAATACATTCTTCTGTAACCATGTGAGACATTACCTGAGTTTGGTAGTAAAGGGCCGCAGAAATTTTTTGAACCGCTCCGCCATGGTCTATGACCCCTGACGGCTTTGAGCCTCTCATAAGGCCTCCTAGGGCGTTAGAAGCTGACTGTAGAGCCGCTGCATTACTCGCCAATTGTCTGGTTCTCCGATCTTTGCGCTAAAAGATTATACCCAAGTATATTTCCGAATGGATCAGTAATTGGTGTATTTCCAACTACCTCAAAAACCGTTGGAGTATTTGTAGGATAATTTAATTCAAACCAAATTACCTGGCCATTTGAATTTCTAATATTAGATATCTTATCTCTATGTGAAACAAATTGATCTACACGAATTTGAATTGCTTCGGTATCTTTAAATCTTGTAGAATATTGCTGCTTGTCATTTCCACGTCCGCCAGTTGAATTAATGCTTCCTTTTGCAAAACATGAAACAGTTCTTGTAAAAGCCCAAGTTTTCTTTAAGGCGCCAGTGTCTTCATCTTGGACATCCATCTGAGAATACACATCTGCCTTCATTGACAGAATTGAGCCAACTAGATCTACATTCATTAGATCACCAGCATTTGTTTGATAACATAATTAGATAAAATGCTATCTACGAAGAAGTTTCCTGTTCCATTATAAACTTGTGGGTCAAACTCAAATTGCCAGTCGAAGGTTTGGATTGACTTTACATATTTATGCTTCCATTGAGTGTCTTTATTGAAGAAGTCTTTCATCAATTCTACTGTTGCAATTGATACTTCATCTGGGACATAGTCCCACCCAAATTGTCCTTGAATTCTATAGGCTACACCTTTTTGGAAAAACCCCTGAAATCCAATATCATATACAGTGGGAGAAGTCATACCGTTTGCAAGGTAGACAACATTATCTCTGTTTAATGCGTCTCCACGATCAACCTTTAATCCATACCCACTTGAAACTGGGACAATATTGTAGTTGATATTATTTACGCTATTTGGATTATCTATTAAAAGAATATCATTTGCATAAAGCTCATGCAGCTGATTAACCTTATACAAAGTCTGGACTGAATCATCACCAGCACCATATACGGTTACTACATCATCATACAGATAGAACAAATCATTTGTATAATTTTCAATTAGCTTTCTTGCATATTTTTCAGCAAGCATCAGCTCTTCGTATGATTTGTAATTTTCATCACTTGGATCCACGCCAATACCCAGGGCGTCGATTGCCTCTGAAAGATTTACATATGGAGTTACAACATCGACATAAGTTGTATTGCTACCAGCATTTCCTTGAACCTGATATGACCAAACAAGCTTTAGCTTTCTGTTTCTAGAGGTAACAGAAAATGGCATAACCAATTCATAGTTGCCATTGTCTGTTTCTAGGTTTGTAGCAGTATAAGTTCCAATTGCTACCGTTGGGCTTATTGATGGGCTCACGGCTGGATCCTGCGTTATATCGTAAACAGTAACGGTTACGTTCCCATCTGCATCTACTGGCTGACCTCCCCAGTAAATCTTTTGGCGTATTGCTCCGTTACTATTTACATATAATTCTGCCATTTTAAATTTTCGTTAAGCGTAGAAGTCCTGAACCTCTGTCGCTGTTGCTAAACGAAAACCCTCCTCTTTTTCAAAAATTTCTTCTGCTTTTTCTGAAGGCATAGCTACGAATGGATGTTCCTTTGTAAATGTAAATCCAAGAGTGTCGTATCTAAAGTTGGCTCTTGTCATCTTTACTAGAACAGTATTTTCTGGCTGCTCCTTCTTTGGATCAAACTTTGGAAGGACTTCTTCCATTTCTACTGCTTCATCTTCAATATTTTTAATTGTCTTTTGGTATACGTCCCATGTAACGCCTTCTTCTGCGAGGGCTGCAACGATTTCCGCTTTGTTCTTTGAGTTTGGTAAATCAACCGCAAAATCTTCGGCAATCTGACGAAGCTCAGCAATTTTTAATGTCGTAAATGACATACATTCTCCTTTGTTCTCATTAATTATAGCATTTGAATGTTAAAAGGTAAAGACCCCCGAAATATAAATTCCAGGGGTCTTTAATAGTAATTCCTTAAATTAAGAAGCTACCTTAACGTTCTTTACGACTACCCAAGCATCTGCTTGTTCAATCTGAACGCCTACACGAGTGTAGAGTGTGTACTCGACTGAGTCCTTACGTGGCCAGAAGAATCTGTAAACAGTTACATCACGCTTAATTCCAATAACTACGTTATTTGGGAATGAAAGGTGGATGTCACCGTGATCTCCTGATGCACCTGTATGTGTACCAGTCTGAGTTTCCTTTAGAAGTGGAACTTCAACGATTGGAATACCGAATGCAAATGGTGCTACATAACCAGCTGGTCCACCAAGTGGAGCCACATCACCACGGATAACGCTTGAAGCGATATCTTGTGGGATTGTCTGATTTGTACCAATGCTTTGCTGGTATAGGAAGTCCTGGATAAGGTTAGATCCTGCAAGGAAGCGAAGGTCTGTACGACGTTGCTTGTACTTACGTGGAAGTGCCTTAAGTGCGCTGTTGAATACTGCACGAGAGATATTAGCTCCCGCTGCATCTACAACGTGACCGTTACCCTTTGCTCTCTTAACAACACCATCAAATGCCTTGTATAGGTTATCTGATGATAGTGAAGTATCTCCATTGAGTACTAGGTCTTCAATGTCGTTACCTGCCTGTGTTGCCATAAGACGTGCAATATGATCTTCAAGATCTGGACCTTCGATGTTGTCTTCTAGAGACTCTGTTGAGAGTTCCCAATCAAGACGAAGCTTCTTTGTGGTCAAAGAAATCTTGGAGAATGTAACGCCTGCATTTGATCCTGTATCTTCAGCTTCTGAAGCGACTCTCATCAACTTCTCGCCTACTCCGATACGATCAATCTCAGTTGTGTCTGCCTTCATTCTAACTGTACGTGCTACTTTACCGATAACGGTTGCATCAAATACATAATCTAGAAAGCGAGCTGACTGCTCTGGGTTGAGGAGACCACCTGTTTGGGTAGCTCCGACGTGAATGCCAGTTCCTGAAATGGAACCGCCGTTCATGCCTGTAGATACAGTAGTATTTGCTGCTACTGCCTTTTCTAATAGTTCATTGCTCATTTATTTTTTCACCTGCCTTTTTAATTTAGAATGTCGTTCACGGAACCGAGGAAAGCGCCGCTCCATTTTGATTTCTTTACAAACTCTGTTGACCCGCCAAGGTCAGCAGACTTCTTGATTGCAGTCTCGCCCTCTACTGCGTCGATTCTCTTTTCTACTGAACCGATTGTTTCACGAATACCCTTTACGGTCTCGCTTAAATTATTGTGCTGTTCTGCCAAATCGACGATTCTTGCTTCAACACTCTTGCTAAAGGACTCCACAGTGTTTTTAACTTCTGCAACCTGTGCTGCATTTGTTTCTGCTGCCTTGCTAAGTGTATCGGACAAGAAGCCCTTAAGGTCCCCTAGCATCTTTGCAAAATCAAGCTCTTCTGAAGCTGCTTCTGCTGCTGGTTCTCCTGCGGTATCGGCGGCAACTGAATCCTCAGCTGGTGCTGATTCTTCTGCAACTGCTGGCGCCTCTTCTGCTGCTGGTGCTTCTGCTACTGGAGCTTCTGCCACTGCTTCTGCGACTGGTGCATCAACTGTTGTTTCTTCTGTCATTGTTGTTTCTTCTGACATTGTTGTACCTCCTTTATTTACTTCGGTGTTGTTTTCAAGTTCATTTGCAGAACTAGAAATCTTATTTACATGCTGTTCGTATACATAACGAACTGCGTCCGCCTTATTAACTTCATTGTTTTCAACCCATCCAATGATCTCCATTGAATTGCCGCATGCTGTGCAATCACGAGATTCAAGAACTTCTGAAACAACAATATTGTCTGCTTCACAGAAAAATACATTTGCCGCCATAGTTTCTGCTGCAAGACCTTTAAATACCAATTGACCATTTACCTTTTCAATTGAAAGAACATTGCAAAGTTCATTTGCTGGAGAATCAACAAGAGACAATTCAACAAGGTCGTAATCCTTAATGAATCTTACAGACTCACCGTTTGACTTGTTTACTTCTGTGTCTGCATCATTAATTCTTCCGCCAATAGAAAAACCAGAAAGAGTGCCATCAAGCACTTTCTCCCAAGTTGCTTGTGCACCCTTTGAAATGTATGTACTCACCCAAATTCCATCATAGAATGATTTTGAGATTGGATCAAAGAAAGTCTCTGACTTAAATGACAAAATCTTGCCTACGGCAATTGGCTGATGCATTTCACGAATGTTGCCTCTAAAGTTTTCAAACGCTTTAAGGCTCGCTTCCGCTGTGACAACATCGCCTGTTTGGTCTACATTGTTTAATGTAGCAAAACCTGAAACAGTTCTATTTTCCTTATTGACCTTACTGAAAGGGACGCCAATAGACAGGCGATTTCCCTTACTTGACCAATTTGTTTTTTCAATGTTCATACTGTATAAAGTTTATCAATCTGTGCTTAAAAAGGCAAATAATGATTGACTAAAATCCTTACTCTACTTGCCTTCCGTCGCCTTTTGCATTTCTACCTTCTCCAGATTTATCTGGGGAATTTGCTGCTCTTTCTCCATCTCTGGCTCTAGTCTTTCCAGCCTGAGCTGTTTGCTCTGCAGCAGCTTCACCCTTTAAATCTACGACTTCGTCTCCTCCGTCTAGAGGGATCATACCCTTTCTAATTCTAACTTCATTAGGGGTAATAACCTGCATTCTCAAATATCTTTCATCAATCTTAGACTGAGTATCTTCATCAGTAAGGCTGAGTTCATTAAATTTAATTACTAGAGCATCTGTCTTTTCTTCAATAATTGCATTTAATTTCTTCTCAAGTCTCATCTGTGCTGGACGGCAAACCTGCTCTTTAAATGTTTTATCCGCATCACGAGCTACTGCTAAATTAACTCCCTCTGGAGTTCCAACCTTATTAATTGGAACACGGTGAGCCAATAGCATTTCATCTCTATTTGCCTTACGGTATTTATCAAATGAGCCTTCCTGTGTTCCAGCTTCAATTGGCTCCATCTTAAATTCAACCTTAGATTCTGGAGTATCTGCT